CTGTTTCATCATCTCGCGCTCTTTTGCCGCGTCTATACGCGCCTGTACTATATCTTCAGAAGATTGAATGCGTTCTGCTCCAAGCTGGGCATTCTGCTCTGCTTTCTGCCTGTCAAGCTCTAGCCTCGCCTGATCCACTTGGGCCTCGTTCTGGTCTCTTTGAGCCCGTAGCTGTAAGTCCTGCTCTTTAAGAGCAATCAACGGATCCGGTCCTTCTTGACCTTGACCGCTAATTTGTGCGCTCAGGCTCTTCACTTCCTGCATACCTTGAGAGATAAGATTAGCGACTGCGGCTTCAATTTCCAAGGCCTGTTCTTCACTAGGAGCTTGTCCTTGAAGCTGCTGAGAAAATTGTGCAAAAACCTGTTCCTTGGACTTTAAAGAGACATGCTCCATAATGTGTTTTTGAAGCGCCATGGCAACCTGCGGCATCTGCCCAATCAACCCGGAAGATCCAAAGACCAAGTGCGCCATGATGTGCGCGTCATGGTTCTGCCCTTCAAAAGGCATTAGAGGCAGGTTGTCCAAGGCTTCTGAATTTTCTATAGCTGGATCCTTTGGTTCAGGATCCCCTTGATCCACCGGCTTTAAAATAGAATCTACGTCTTTTACACCAATGGCGCGGTACATCCGGCGGAACGCTTCATGCAAATTATGCAATTCCGGAGCAGCTTGTGCCAGTTGAAGCTCCGTCTGCGCGAGGGTGACCCTTTGCGCCATTGAAAAAATGTTGGGGTCAGACACGGGAACAACGTCAATCCTATCATCAAAATCCTCCGCTTTTACCGTGCGCTCTGCTCCGACAACATTATAAGGATATTCAGGAGGCAGATATTCCCCAAATACTTTTGATAAAAGCGAAAATTCCTCCTTTTGTCCGTAATGCAACCGTTTGTGTATTGCAGACATAACCTTTGCGCCCTGCTCCAGCATGGCAATAGTAGTTCCAACAGCCGCCTGCTGGTTGCCGTCGCCTACCTGAAGATTAGAAACCGCTGCAAAACGCTGGCCTGCCTCTACACAAAAACCCATTAGCTGGAATAATGTCTGATCTGCGCCCTTATAAGGAAGCAGCATCAGAGAATCCCGGATAGCGCCTCCTGGTGCATCTACGTCACGAAATTCACCGGGAGATAACGGATCGTCATCATTCCGTATGCGAAGACCCCGTGATTTAAACCCTGCGGGAAGGTTAGAAAGCGTACCCGCGTCAATAAGCTGGCGAAGTGCAGCCGTAGCCGTCCGGCTTAAACCGCCAATCATATGTATCAAACCAAGCCCATAGAACCCAAAACCCGGCAAAAACTTAAAATGCACGAAATACTGGGTCTTTTTCTTGTCTTCATCATCCGGGTTATAGTTTCGACGGATGCTGAGTACTTTTCCGTTGTTTTCTGAAAGCGTTACAACGTAAGGCAGCTTTATGCCCGTAGGCTCGCAATCTTCGCCCATGTCTTCGTAACCCTCAAGATCCAGATGTACGTGGCACTCAAGAAGTGTCACATCTGTATCAAGATACGAGGGCTCTACACCGGAAATGTCGTCCATTTCTTCACGGACTTCCGAGGGATCCGCCTGATCCGCTATAACCGGAATGTCGCTGTAAAATCCTGCTACCTGCTTCTTCCGAAGCTCGTTCTCCGTAATCTGTATAACATGCGTTACGTTCTCAAGATCAGTTGCTGTGTACGGCACCATTAACTGTTCCGCAGGAACAAACTTGCTTACAGCCCTTCCAAGGAACTCGTCGTAGTACACCTTCTTGAACGTTGACCCGGATAACGGAAGATAAAACAACATCTGGTCAAATTCGGGCGTGTATTCCTTCATTACACAGGTAATCTGGTAATTCATAAAATGCCGCACGCGATCTGCCTGATCCTCTACTTCCGGAGTCCCCTTGCCCATTATTTCTGTTCTTACAGGCCCACCCGCAGGAAGAAGCTCACCAAAAGCCTGAGCCTGAAACTGTGTTACCGCTTCGGCTAAAAGAGGATGCGTTACACCCGTCGCACCCCGAAAAGGCTCGGAACGCTCCTCGTACTTAAAACCTAAAAGCTCCAGCCCGGTACGGTAAGCATCTTCCCATTCTTTGCGACCAGACTTGTTGGCCTCGTACTGCTCAAGCAGATTGGCAGCAACAGCGTTTGCAACCCGGTCGTCTATGTTTTCAGAAAGGTTGTCGTAAAAGTCACCCTCCTCTTGGCCCTTGGACCGTGGGTCAAAATCCACGATTACACCGCCATCGTCCTCAAGCTCAATGTTCAGACCCGGTGCTTCAATAACCGCATCCTCTTCCAACTCAACTTCAGCACCGTCCCCCTCCCCAAGGACCACAGGAGGAATTTCGTTCCTGCGTTCGACAAGGGATGCCGTTCCAAAGTTGCTTCTAGGCAGAGGGTTTCTAGCCATTTTAGTAGCCTCGTAAACTCATTATGCCGCCACGCTTCATGCCCACAGGCATGTCTTCCGTCATCCCTTGCATGGGAGCGTATTGAGCAGCTTCTTCAAACGCCCTTTGATTATCCATTTGTTCCATTATCTTTCTTATTTCTCTCATCTGCTGTACTTGTTGAGCACTCGTCCCAGCCGCTCTTTCATCCTCAGCCATCATATAGGGAGCACTTCGTTCCCTAAGCAGTTGTGTCTCATAGTCATAAATTTTTTTAGCCCGAATGTCTTGATCAGAAGTCCTCGAATCTCCAACTCCTTGACCTAGCCTTTGCATAGCCCGAGCGTCATAATTAGAAATCCTCAAATCTCCAAATTCTTGACCTAGCCTTTGCATAGCCCGAGCGTCTTGGTCAGAAGGCCTCGAATCTCCAACTCCTTGACCTAGCATTTCTCTTACACCGGGCGGGTAGGCAGGCGGTGGGGCGTTCGCCGCAGCCGAAGCGGCCATCAGGTTCTGTTGAGCCGCCATCAACTGTTCGTCGCTCAGATCAAAAAGAGAAGACGGGTCTTTCATTCCGGTCAGTTCCATAATGTTTTCAATGATGGCTTCTCTGGTAGCTTGGTCAAAGGCCTCTCCTTCAGCAAAGGAGTCGTCCCTGTCAATAACACCCCCGGTCTGGTAACCCACAGGGCGAAAGCCCATCATGCCACCGCCGCGCATTCCCACGGCCTGCCTGTACTGCTCTGCTTCCGCCACGCCTTGTGGCGTATACGGAAATTCCCGGCCCATTACGTTTGGCATATCAACTTTTCCTTTTCTTTCGCTCTGCGTTTTTAACTTTACCCTTGTTTATGGAAGCATAAAAGACACTCGTGCCTTTCTTCTTACCATAAGTTTTAGTCATGTTGCGCTTTATTTTTTTGCCTTTTTTCGTTAGAGGCATCTTAAAACTTCTTTTTCCATTTTAGCCAAGCCTCTGCGGCTGAACGACCTGTTGGTGGATTAACATAGGAACCGATTAACATAGGAACCTGTGGCACTAAAGTTTCCGCGAAGCCCAAACGGGTCTTTCTTTTTAAAATACGTTTCAAGCCTTCGTGTTCTGGGGCCGTCCTTAACCTGCTCCATGGTCCCTGTTGCGCCATACGTGCTTCCGTCACCACGGCCCGTGTATCCAAGGTTGAACTTGTCCGTCCGGCGCTGCATTTGACGAATCTGATTATTAAGGGCTTCTACTTGATGGCGGCCAGCGCCTGCTCTTAATATACCACGCTTACTAATAGGCGTGCGAACCTTTGCTTCGACATTAGAGACGTTTGTACGGTTCTTTCCTTGAGAAAACTTATCTTTTGACCCGGATAAGGTAAGAGGACCCACTGCAAACGAACCACCACGGCTGGTGCTTTCAACGCCTCCGGGTTGTTCTCCCTCCTGATAAAATGCCGTAAGGGGAAGACCGTAAGGATTGTTCAACGAAATCCTGTCTGACTGTAAGGCAGGGATGCGCTTTCCCTTTTCATCAGCCCTTGAAGTCTTTCGTTCAAAAGAAACGGAACCGCGCCCTAATGGTTGACTAACGCCGTACCCGGCATCGTCAAAAGATTGTGGGGTGCCCTTGGCAAAAGACCCTTCGGGAGGCCTTCCGCCAGAAGCAAAAGCGTGGAAGGCAGGAAGCCCGCTTTCAGGGGCCTGAAGTACCAAAGCGGTATTAGCTTTGTCGTAATCAAAACCGGGCTCTGCCCGCATATGAAGTTTAGGCTTATAAGGAGCGCCCAGTCTTTTAATGGCCGCTTGAAGAATAAGAAGTTCCGAAGTAGTGCTATTATCAAGGGACGGCACTTTTTTTCCAGAAGAAGCGGGTCCTCCCAACGGAAAACCCATAAGGGTCTGTTCAACAAGATCTCCGTCCGCAAATTTTTGAACAGGGCCGCCATCCGCAAATACATCGTCGTCGTAGTCTTCGTAATCCTCTTCCGTCTCTGCCTCTGTTGCATCCACAGAAACGCTTTCGTCACCTCCATGCTGTGCCGCAGGGCCGGGAGTAGTGTCTATTTCGGTATTTGGGTCCACGTCACCAGAACCATTGCCCATGCCAAATTCACTACCGCCAATGGCTGCATTTGGATCCTTTCCTGACGTGTCTATGCCCGCTACGCCCTCTTCTTGAGCTTCTGCTGTGCCATATCCGCCAAAAACATCGTCTGCTTGCGACGTTGATAAAATGCCGAGCCTGCGAAGGGGGGCTATCTGGCGATCCCAAAGGCGTCCCCAAAAACCGGGCTTGGAAG